AACTTTGGTCTAGTGTCACAACCTTCATCGAAAATTGCTCTCAACTTGTCCATGTTGTTCTGCCAAGTTCTAGTATCGTTTCTAAGTGTGTTTAGCTTTTCGACATCTTTAGCAGCATAGTTTCTGTAATGCTCTTCGTTAGCTGTGTCGAAGTTGTTGTGCTTTAGGTTGTGAATAGTGGCATCATAGTCAGCGATCTTTTGGCCTAGTGCTTTGATCTTTTTGTCTGACCACTTCTCTAACTGAACAGCTAACTTAGAAAATCTTTCCCACTTTTCAGCTTTTTTAGCATCTTTTTCAGCTTGTAATTTAGCTTGTCTCTCGGCTCTAGCAGCATCTTCTTTAGCTTTCTGAGCGCTCTTGCCAGCCATTTCAGCACCATGTCTTTCTGATCTGAACTGTGTGTATGTAGTCAAGTGGCCATTAGCTGAGTTTTCACCATATCTGTAATTCCAGATCATGCGAACAAAGATCTCAAATTTAGTAGCTTCTCTGCGCTCTACGATAGATCCTTTTGTCTCTGCGTAATCGTAAATGTGACCATATACACGACCTTCAATAAGGCCATTAGCGTGATTAACTTTTAAGTCTGAAGTTTTGTAGATGTACTCTTGCTTTGTATGGTGCTGTGCAATTCTTTGCTCAAGTAAAGCACAAGCTGAATCAGCCTGTTCTTGTGCATCTTTAACAATGTTTGCGTAGTGTGGGTAATAACGTGGCTCGTCCCAACCAAAGACAGGAGACTTTTCCTCTAATCTTCTGTCAACTTCTCTAACGTAGCGACCTGTGCAAGTGAAAGGCCATCTAATGCCTTCAGCTTTGTGATGGTCAACTTGGTTGTTTTTGTGCTTACAAGTAGCTTGAACTTCAGCAATAAAAGCAGAAGTAATTGTGTTGACTAAGTGTTGCTTGAGGTAGTCAGGTGTTGTGAAAGTCATTTGCGAGTGTTTGTAAATTGCAGCCCCTTCGAGCTATGAATTAATTATGACGTATTAATTGAAAAACCGCAACAGTGAACATCAGTAAACCTGTGTAATATTCAGATATTGTAACTTTTGGTCTACAATGGTTTACAAATGTGTATTGATGCGTCAGAATTAGTATGCGGTGAGTACCCGCTTTTTCAATCTCGCAAACACATGGAACATTTATTACAGTACAGTCTCAACGACGAACAGCTAGAAAACCTCGAAAACATACTGCTAGAGGCCAAAGAGAACCTTCCAGATGATGAAGAAGAGTTTCAATCAGCTCATGAAGATAGCCCTGCTGGTACGATTAGAGAGCTATTAGAACAGATGGCTAAACAAACTAACAGAGGTGTCGCACCTTCTGAATACATGAATTGTGAGGTTTAGTGATGTCTAAGAATGTTACCACCTACGAATGTGAACAAGGCACACTTTTAAAGTCTTACGAAACATTCGTTGCATTAAAAAGCAAAGACGGCAAACATCTTGTCACATCTAAGTGGCATAGCAAAACTACTACACGCCAGATTAATGAATTTTTTGGCGGTGAAGTAGCAGAAAAAGTAGCACAATCAACGTTAGATGCTATGGGCAGATTCATTGAGGCTTACAACAAATGAAAAATCTATTTCTATATATTGCTGTATTCGGCTTGTTTTATACAGCGCTTAATGGTTCTTTATATGACATGACTGTTGCAGACTGCGATGCTGGAATAGTTCGTGCTTGTGAGGTTCTAGATGAACTTTGAACCTACTGCTACTAGCAATGAAGATCTTTTGTTTCAAGGATTTTGGCTTTTATTTAGCAAATGTGCGACTGATGAACAGAAAGATGATGTTTGTCGTTGCATTTTATTTATTTTGGCTAATCCAGATGTAACAGCAGAACACGCTCAAAATGCGTGTGACAGAGCTATAGAAGCTCACGTTAATGAAAATTTATTGGAGAAAACTTTCAATGGCTGATTTCGATTATCAGAAAATGCACGAATATGTCAGTGCTGATCCAGAAGTTACAAAACTCAGAGATCAAAGAACTACTGCTTTCAGAAAAATGAAGATTTTGAAAGATTCTTCACGTAGGCATATAGAAAAAATGCACGGCTTATATTTAGCAAAACAAGCAGTTATGCAAAAAGTAATGCTAGAGCCACCAACTAATGAAGAAGAAGAATACATGGAACAAATGACAGGCCAGTGTAGTGAGTGCTGGGATAGTGACTGGCAAGAATCAGCTGAAGTTATTTTCGATGGTCAACTTAGTTGTTCTATCGCAATATCAAATTTAGCAAAACAAATTTATAAGTTATCTGAAGAGACTAATCTAATTACTGGTTGTCTAGACACCTTAGAAGATGAACTAAGAAGTCAATTCAGAAAACAATTTTATAAAGATCAACAAAAAGAAAAAACACCAGAGGTAGAACAATGAAACAGAATGGTCAATTTTTAGATTTCACAAACCCTAGATTGGAAGAATGGTTAAATTCTTGTCCTTTCAACATAAGAAATTTACAACAATTATGTTTTGAACCTAAACATCAAAAAGAGGTTGAGCTAGTGATAGAAATTCCTGTAGATCAATGTGCAGTTAATTTCCAATATTATGGTATGTCTTTAGGAAAGAAAACTAAAGAGTTAGAAGAAAGGTATGAAAAAATTGACGCTGAATATAAGAAAATAATAATGCAAGAAGTTAGAGAAACTAATCCTGTAAAATTATTAGCTCTCGAAGAAAGAAGTAGAAAGTTATTTACCAAGATGAGAGCAATAACAAAAGAAATCAAAGTAATGATAGAGGCAGAAAAAACAAATGTATAACTCTATTTGTTTGACTTTATTGGTTATAGCAGCATATACAAATTTGCTACTGACAATAAAAAAAACTGGTAGGGGCGACCCTTTTAACACCCGTACCAGTCTTGACCACAGTAATCGCAATAAGCGATCAATTTAATTCTAGCAATGATTATTAACGAAATCGAACCAGTTACAGTTGACTTTGCAAGCTACCAAGCAGATCCTGCCTTTAGCGCTAGTGATTTGAAAAAAATAATCAAACAAAATCCTAGAGCATTATGGCATTACAAATTCAATGAACTGGCACCGCCACAACTACCAACACCCGCCATGAAGTTTGGCACTTTGTTTCATTCTATGGTTTTAGAGCCAGAAGATTTTACAGCTAAATTTAGAGTTGTAGAAGATAAGCGCACTAAGAAAGGCAAAGAACAATGTCTCGAATATGAGAAAAAAGGTATCACAGTTGTCTCACCTCAAGATGCAGCACTAGCTGACAATATGATGCAATCAATATGCAGTAATGCAGTTGCTTGGGAACTGTTAGACAAAGGTTTATCTGAACAATCTTTTTGGTGGTCACATACAAAAACTGGTTTAGACCTTAAATGTCGCTGCGACAAAATCAATGGCGACGTAATAGTAGATCTTAAGACTACGGGAGAAGGTGGTGCATCACCTGATGCCTTCCAAAAAACAGTTACAGCATTCAATTACCACTTGCAAGCTGCACATTACCTACAAGGCACTGGCGCTCAGTCATTTGTCTTTGTAGTAATTGAAAAAGTATTTCCCTACAACATAGGGGTATATAAATTAGACGATGAATTTCTCGATTATGGTTATGAACTCCAAGAGCAAGCGCTTCTTAAAATATCTGAAGCAGTTACGTCAGGAAAATGGATCGGATACACAGAATCCACCCCAGACGGAATACAAACCCTCGACAAACCTTACTGGCTTGGCAACAAATATGACTAAGCCAGATTTTAGAGTCATGCAAATGACACCTGAAAAAGCCAAAAATATTCTTATTTCTAAGAATAGAAACAACCGCAATCTCAGGGCATCAAATTTAAAAAGGCTAACTACAGCCATAGAAAATGGTGAATGGAAAATCACTAATCAAGGCATAGCATTTGATGAACAAGGCAACTTGATAGACGGCCAGCACAGATTAGCAGCCATCGTACAAACTGGTAAAACACTTCCAATATTAGTTGCTTCTAATATGGATCCAAGCATATTTGACTGTGTCGATACTGGCGCTGCTAGAACTGCTGGCGACGGCATTGACATTCTCGGAAGTACACATGGAAAGACTATTGCTTCTGCAATTAAGTGCTACCACATGTACAACCACTGGCCTAAACGTGCTTGGTCAACAACTGTTGCCCCATCTTCTGCACAAATTGTCAAAGTTTACCAAGAGAAAAAAGACATCATTGAAGCGCTTTATTCTGTAATTGCTAAAAAGCATAAAAATTACAAATGTTTTCCTATTAGTATTGGTTTAACTTTCACAATGATTTGTTTAGACGCGGGTTGGTCAGATTTGCAGATGTGGGAGTTTTGGGACTCTGTTACATTAGGCGCAAATTTACAAGCAGATAGCGCGGTACTTTCTTTTAGAAATCAATTAAGCAATGTCGAATACAGGAAACGTGGGTGGTTTTCACAAAGATTTATTCTCAATGCTTTTATAGTTTGTTTTAACAAACACGTTCAAAACGTCCCAACAATCAGGTTTATTGCACCCAGACCAGATACAAATATGTATAAGGTAGAAAAACCAGCACAAAAAGAAACATCTATTTTGGAGGTAATTAAATCGAGATGAGTAGTCCAAGCGCAAAAATAGCTTTTATTGAAGCATTACAAAAAGCACAGAAAGAATTTCCCTCTTTAGACAAAAGTAAAGAGGTTGGTTCTGGTAAATTTTCATATAGTTATTTGCCATTAGAACAAATGCTTTCTAAAGTTCAACCAGTGTTACATAAAAATGGTTTTCACTTAACACAACTTTTTGGTTATACACCAACTGGTGAAACACTAATTAGAACTAAATTAGTGCATAAAGATGGCCATGAAGAAGTTAGTGAATTACCTTTCTTTTTACCTCCAAGAGATCTAGAAAGAAAAAATGAAGCACACGTATGGGGTGGTTCTGTTACATATCAAAGAAGGTACAGTATTAAATTAATTCTTGGTCTTGAAACTGATATGGACAACAACATGGAAATAGAAGATGAAAACCCTAAGAAAAAGCCAAAAGCTACAGTTCAACACAAGCAGAACATAGCTGTATTAGCTCGCGACGCTATTGTGAAATCAACAACTGATGCTCAGTTAGACAAACATTTCAATACTCTAGTTGCACGGCTAGAGGAAGGGAAAATAACAGAAGATCAATATAATAAACTTATTGACCTTATAAAAGCTAGGAGGAAAGCATTAACAGCATGAACCAAACTGAACAGCAATTTTTAACATCTGACCAGTTAGCTGAAAGATACGGGTTAAGTCCTGCAACTATTGCTGATTGGAGACGTAAAGATCGTGGACCAAAATATTACACAGTACCGCATGTTGCGTTATCATCTGGTTCCGCGAAAGTTCGTTATGAACTACAAGAAATCCTTGAATGGGAAAAAAATTACAACATTACACCTAAAAACCCTTTTTAATTATGGCTAAAGTACAACCAGCATTTACTGCAAAATTCAGAGTCGTTGACAACCACAGTGACGCTAGTAATGCACCTGAAAAAAATATGATTTTAGACTTTACAGTCGAAGAAGCTATGAAAGCTGCTAGTTTTCTTGTTCAAAAATGTGAAGAAGCAGAAACAAAGAATACAAAAATAAGAATATATACAGACAAAAAGGAATATCATGAAGAGTCTGGATTTTCCCTTTGGGGCGGAATGTGGGGCAATAGTGGTAGATTACAACCATTACCACCTCAAGACGCGTCACAAAGCAATTCACGCGCAGAAGAAACCATTAGCGTAGATGACTTACCTTTCTAGATTTCCTAGCGACCCTTATGAAGGACAAATTTATTATGATCCTGACAACGAAAAAACTTATGAATGTGTGTTTCGTGACCCTTTAGATCGAATGATTAATAAGCACAAAGACCATTTTGTCTGGTGTGACATAACTAACGATCTTTAATCTTTACCGAACAAAACATATTTAATGCGCTTCAGTAGAGGCGCTTTTTTTTTGTATTTTTCTTTGTTTTCTTGAAAATTTAGCATTTCTTGTTGCGAACACATTATCTCTAATGCGTTAGCAATAAAATTAGATTGTTTGTGATTTGTGCGTGTTAGTTTCTCTGCCAGTTCTTTTACTTCATTTATATCTGTAAGTTTAGTAATTTCAGAAATAGCACTCTCAACAGCAAATTCAGACTCAAGCGTAGGTCTATTAGTAAGAATGTTAATAATGCTTTTTATTTGTTGTTTGGCCATAAATGCACCTCAACATAATTAACAATTTGATCGTCTATTGTATTGTCTGTGGTTTTCACTAAGGCTTTTAAAAGATCGAGAATTAATTTTTTTACTGCATTCGTTTTTACGAATGTCATTAAGATAGGTCTTAAAATTCTAAGCATTGTAATAAATGTGTTACTTCCCAAACATAACGTTATTTGTTAAATTTGTCCTATAACTCGCGAAAAAATGGAAGAACAAGAAGAAAAACAAGGTTTAGGAATTATAGGTAATGCCGTTCAGCTTGTTATTTTAGCTTGGTCATTAGGTGTAATTTCATGGTCGTATTTCAATCCGAATCCTACAAGGCAAATTGACACAACCTTTGCAGCTGGGTTATTAAGTGCTGTGATGTCGAACTATGGTCTAAATGTTAAAAAGGCTACTGACAAAAAGAAACTCAATGGTAATGTTAAAATAGTTGACAATTCTGATTCTAAAGTTGGAGTAGTAAAAAAATGAGAAAAATACTTCCATTTATTTTTTTTATTTCACCATCTAGTGTGTTTGCAGAAATAACTGCGAAATATGTAACTTCAGCGCAAATTTCGATAGATTCGCCATATGTCATTACTAATGCAGCTCCAAGCTCATATAGTATTAGCGGTAATAATGTTACGACTTCTACAGGAACTGGCGACAGTGTAGTTACAAATGCGATTGGAGGGCTGAATTTAGGCAGCCTATCGAATGGTGTACCAGCTTTAGTTAATACAAATAAAACAGTTACAAATGCTGGATCGGCTTTCTCTTTCTCTGAAAGTTATCAAGCTGGTGACACTACTCAATCAGCAATAACTCCAAGTAGCGGTATTGCAACTCTTCCTGTATTAGGTGGTCAAACTACAGTTATTTCAGGAGGAACTGCTGGTAATCTGGCTCTTACTTCGTTATCTTCAGGAATCCATACATGTACAGCTGGTGGAAGTGGTACAAGCTGCATAGGTTCAACGACTGTCTCTATAACTATTGACTAGACTTTTTTGGTTACTTTTATTAGCATTACCTATAAGAACTCTTGCTGCTCCTGTCGTCCCTCAGTTCCGTAGTGGGTCGAGTACACAAAGTTCAACCTCGCAAAGTGTAATTAATGAAACTATCACATCGCATCAATATAATTCAGGGTTCACGTATTCAGCTTCAGGCCATAACATCGAATCTGCTGATCTTGATGGTTACATCAATCCTTCAACGACTGCTGGCACAAGTCAAACTCTCGGTGGTGTGCAATTTTCATGGACAAGCCCGACTCTCGAATCTGTGCCTAGATGGAAAATAGTCAACTCTGGGCAAAGTTTTTCTTTAGTAGAATCTCTTCAAGGTGCTGGCCTCTCAAACGTGACCACAATAAATCGGACTATAACAACAACAACTACCACAGAAACCACCTCTGTCTTTGGGCAATAATTTTATTTTTTATACCTGTAAAAGTTTCAGCTAATACCACTGTGGCTAGTCCCAGTAGTAATGCGCAAGGAGTCGTCAATAATAATGCAACCATGATAACTCCATCTTCACTGCCACAAAACAGATATTCACAAGGTATTGTTTGTACCTCGCCTAGTTTGACAATCACCCCATATTTAACAGATGCATGGAGTTTCAATAGACCCATAGAAACAGTGACTAGACAAAATATTTACGATGAAGATACTGGTGAAATTAAATATATACAAGAAACACCACGATTTGAAAAAGATAATTACAATCTGAATTATGGTATTTCTATGCAATTTAATATTCCACTTGGCAAAGGTGGTGAATTATGCCAAAAAGCTGCAAAGGTAAATATAGAAGCACAAGAATTATTAATAGCGAAAACGAAAATGGAAATGGAACTATATAGATTAAAAATATGTGGAGAGCAAGCGCGGTTAGGAGTAGTTTTTATAGGGAAGTATCAGGTAAATTGCGATGGAATAAAATTAATTACACAACCTAATCAAGTATTGCCACACACACATAAATTAAAGACAAAATAGTGGGCAAGTCAACGAACCAAGTTTTTCCTGCCCTAAATTATTTTACGTCTTTTTTCTTTTTTGTGACTTTTTTCACTATTTGTTTTACAAGTGGTTTGACTGCATTAAGTAATAATGGAGTACTGGCAGCAACCAAGCCAATAACAGCAGTAGATACAATAGTAGAAACTTCTGGAATGTACTGATCTTTGAATGCGACGTTCTCATAAATCGTTATACACTCAATTCCATCATCACCTCTTTTATGACCAGTGACACGCTCTAGCCTTTTTTCGTTACGAAAATCTCCTACCCTCTGATCTGAATTTGATGGGCATTCAGGTATTTCTATCTCTTCTTTTTCTTTAGGAGTATTGATAGGTGGTTCAGTGCCTTCTGGCATAGGTGGTGGATCATTAGACACTGGTAAATCTTCTGTTATAACTAGCTGGTCTGGTCTGTAGTCCATTGGGAAAAAGCTAGGAAATACAGCGCTACAAGTTGTAAAAACTCCGTTCGGATCATCAAGCAATAATTGTGAATTTCCTGTATTTTTTATATCTCTGTGTTGATATGTACAGCCTGCCACATCTATTTGCAGATCTTGAACTATCGGCAATAAAGGTATAGGAGTATATATTTCTGGAACATGAATTTGTGGTACCTGAATTGTACGAATAGCTATTTCAGGTATTTCCATCTATTTTTTTGGCAAAGGAAATGGCTGTGTTGTTTCTGGTATTGCGTTGTCTAATACTTTAGGCATTAAAGTTGACACATTATCCAAGACTTCATTCATAACTCTAGTTTTGAACTGTTCTGAAGTAACAAATTTGTAAGCATAGTATGCTGTGCCACTCATTGAAGCTACCATAATGAATGAGACGATACTTAAAACGTTTGCAATTTTATTAAACATGATTAAAGAAGCCTTTTTGAAAGCATTAATTCCTGTCACTATTATAACTTTCTGTGGTATATGCGCATTGGCACCACTTTATATAGGATTAGGAATTATGACTAAATCAAATGTTATGAGACAAAATTAACTTTTTTTCTTTTCTGGTTTTTCTTGTGCTTCTTTTTGTGCAGCGCGATCCTGTAATATTGCCTTAATTTCTATGATTCTTTGTTTACATTGAGTTTGTATCTCAACTGCCTTGTTATGTTGTTCAACTTTTAATTCCATTTCAGCCTGTAGCTGTTCGTCTGTAAAATACATAATTTGCGAGGTTTTTTTTATTATAGCTTTTTTGTCAGCTTTGAATTAATCCCCAAGTTGTAGCTATATATTTTTCTACACCTATTGGCTGATTTCCTCGATGAGTATGTGTATAGCCTGAAGGAAAAATAATATAACGACCTTGTACAGCTTTAATTCTTTTATTCAAATATAAGAACTCAGTTTCTCCGCCATCTTCAACAGTGTTTAAATATGCTTGTACAACCAAAAATCTATTTGCAGTTAATATTGATTGATTTTCATAATGCCAATGATGGTATCCGCCACAGGGTATAATTTTTTTTATTTTTATATCGTAAAAGGCAAAATTACTATCAGCTAAAATTGTATAAGCATTAAAATATTGCTCTAAAGCACGTTCAAGACCTGACATAAAAATACTAGAAGTTTCAAACTGACCTACCTTGAAGTCCCAAGACAGAAATGCTTCCTCCATGTCGCCTTCGTGTTTTTTTATATTTTTAAAATATGTATGTCCTTGTTGTTTTAATTTTTCAAAATAATCAATACAGTGTTCTGATTCAGCGCTAGACAAAATATTGTCATAAACACCGATAAAATCATTAGTAGTGAGTGTGTTCATCTTCTGTTAATTCTTGTCTTTGTTCTATTTGTATTTCTTCTTCAGCGTGGTATCCGTGACCTAACATTGTAGAAACATTCAAAGATAAAACTGTCAGTGTTAAAAATGCAATAAATCTCACGATTTTATTAGTATCTAATTTCATTATACTTATGCGGGTGGAGTTGGGTAATCAGAATGAGTTTTATCCTTAACAAGTTCTTCATAAGTTGCTGTTTTAGTTGTTGGCATATCTCTTAATTTTTGCCTATAAACTCTCCATTCTTCTTTTTTAGCATCTGATAATTTATTATCTGAATTTTGTGTCCAATCACATTCTGTTAAAAGATAACTTCTTATTTCTTTAAACATCACGTCCCAGTCTGTTCTTAGTTCAATAGTAGTTTCCAAAATGTATTTATCTTTTGCAGTTTGCCAATCTGTCAAAACTTGGTTGTAAGGAGTAATATCTGTAATTTCAAGATTAGGAGTGTCATCTTGGTATTCGATTTCTCCTTTAGTGTCATACCATTGAATTGCGTTAATATTTTTATCTATATAATCTAAATTTTCGACAAAATAGCCTTCTTCATCTTTTGCTACATACTTGTCCTCAACAACAACACATAATCTCATTTTAGCCCTCCAAAAAATTTTCCATGTCTACGTTAGTTATTTTAGTCGGCTCTTGTACTATTGGCATATCCATTCTCTTAACCATTTCATTTCTGAAAGATTCTACAGCAGCACCACTCATTCTTGTGCTTTGTGAATTTTCTATTGCAAGCATAGGAAGCCAAGCTACTGCACAAGCCCACTCTTCAACTTCTTTACCTGTTTGTGGGTGATGCCCCATTACTTTTGTAAACCACGCACATTTCAAACCTATACATTCTTGTTTCATAAGGGGACAAAAATCACCATTTTCAACTTTAATCATTAGTCTTTTTGTGCAATAATAACGTCTAAATATCTAACTGCCAAGTTTATAGAAGTTCCTGAAAAAGAGTGGTTATGGGCAGATCCGCTAAAAGAGTGACTGTGTGCGTTAATAGAGTGACTATGTGCATTAATCGAGTGGCTATGTGAGTTTATAGAGTGACTATGCGCTGATCCGCTAAATCCATGATTATGTGCCTGCGTACTACCAGAGTTTGATGTCCAAGATTTATCAGACTGTGCATAAGGATTTCCGGGATCGTATCTCGCTCCGGGATAATTTACACCACCAGCATTATTTTGTGCCATACCGTACCAGCCGTTAGCCATATCGTGAATGTTTCTGTCTCCACCTATATGTTTGTGTGATGGCATACGACCTGTTGATAACGTATGGTTACTTACTGAACCGCCTTGCGTTGCATTATTTGTATTATTTCCTCCGCTATTTGTATTATTTCCTCCATTATTTGTATTATTTCCTCCGTTTGCGATTGAACCGCCTTGAGTTGTATTCGCAATCGAACCAGAAACACCTCTACTTGCAAAAGCAGATGTAAAATCTACAGAACCGCCAGAACTAGCAGAACCAGAAACTACTCTTAATGCTCTTTGGTTTGTGTCACTTGTGTCTTTAGTCCAACCTGTAGGTGCAGATGTTTGCTGAAATATCATGCGAGTGCCTGATGGAAATGCTTCGATATTTGGTTTATTCGTTAAATTATTGTAGTTAAGGTAATGAGATCCCTGTTGCCCATCTAATAAGTCTGCATCTAGCCCGCTGCCCGCTCCGTCATTGCCTGCCCTCCAGTACGGATCGCCAGTACCAGCACTACCATGATAAATTTGACCACTATTTGCAATCCAAGTTCTATCAGTTCCGTCTTGTCTAAATTGTACAATTCTATTTGAATTACTATTTGCAACTATATACCAGCGGTTAGAATGTGCCTGTATTTTTAAAGTTGAAGATCCCGGATTTCCTGTCCAACTTGAGCTACCATTAGACCTAATGTCTGAGCTAGTTATTGTTACAGCACCAGCACCACCTGTAAAAGTATAGTCCCCTTGCATTGTGTCGCTTTGATCTGACCTTACAAACTGGCTTGAATCTATGCCGTCTAAAGAAGCTGCGTTACCACCATCAGACGCCCCTGCAAGTGCAGCTGAAGTAATATAGCCAGCTCCATTTGTTAATTGATTATTATTTGTTGGAATAGTTGGTGTATTAGAAAAATTATTGTAATTGAGATAATGTGACCCTTGTTGTCCGTCTAATAAATCTGCATCTAGGCCAGATCCTGACCCATCATTTCCAGTGTGAAATACTGTATCTCCAGAACTTGCATATATATTTCCAGTTGCTTCAATATCTCCGACAACTTTAACAACAGTTCTTGTTTCCGTACCTTCAAATAGCCACCCGTCATTACTATTTCCACCTGTAGTAGTAACTTGTCCATCTCCATGTTTGTAGGTTATTGTTCCATTTTGTGAATAACTACCGCCAGAATGATCGCTGAAATTAATCTTTGCACCAACAGCGTTAGTACTTGATCTGATTCTAAGTCCACCATCCTTAACAATGGTTAACAGCCCTGTTATTGTGTCATCAGCATCAGACCTTACAAAACTACCTGATGAAATACCATCTAAAGTGTCAGCGTCTAGCCCTGACCCCGATCCATCTACAGTTTTCAGTAAATTAAGTATTTCACTAGCTGACTGATCGGCTGTAGCACCATTTTCTACGTTTATCATTGATCTTACATCTGCAGCAGTTAATTGCTCTGGGTTTCCGCCACTTGAACCAGTTCTTCCGATAATACGATTACCGCTTATGTCTTGAATTTTTGTAAAATCAACAGCGTTGTTCGCTATATTACCAGTCGCAACAGATGTTAAAAACCCTGCCCCGTTTGTAAGTTGATTTGTATTAGTTACGTTTGTTGCCCCACTAGCAATTCCATTTAATTTTGAATGATCTGCGTCTGTAAATACGTTACTGTCAGATGCAGCCTCTACAGCAGCCCTGACTTGTGCGTTGGATAGTTGAGTATCAGTAGGAGTAGCCCACGCTAAATTACCATTGGAATCTGTTTTTAGAAATTTTCCATTCTGTATATCAGAAGGAAGAGTTAATGTATAACTTTGTGACGCGCTATGAGGTGGAGATTTTATTTTTACTCCATGACTATTTTCCGCGCAGTTAAGTTGGATATAGCCTTCTGAAACTCCTGAAGTACCTTTGACAATTATTCCAGCTTCTGAAGATGTTGATATTAAATTTAATTTATCTCTTGTTATCGCACCATTAGCTATTTTTGCAGTTGAGACAACACCATTATCAATGGTTAATGTGTCTCCTGTGTTGCTAACTACAATGTCTCCTTTGTCTCCGTCAGATAAACCCCCGCCACCAGATACTTTTGCTACATTTCCATTATCTTTTAAAAAAAATAATTCGCCCGTATCAGTCCTAACAGCTGGTTCTCCTAAAACAAGATCACTTGCTGTAGGATCGCTACCGCTTGCTCTTTTTAACCGAATCTGATTAGCCATTTGCTATAACCTCCTATGGCCTAATAGCTTCCCCCATCTATATTGAAGTTGGAAACACTCTCATTTTCTAAAAACGTAACTAAGTCAGACAATGCTACTTGTTTCATAGTGCCTGCATCATTACAAATAAATCTATCAGCAGCTGCCAAAGTCGTTGAAGTTGCAGAGGTGTTGCCGTCTAAAATATTAAATTCTGTTGTTGTTACAACTGCACCATCTAATATCTGTACTTCAGCATCTGTCAAATCTGCCAGTGAGTTTGCTGTAGTTTGACCCATAGTTGCAAGTTCTGTTAACTTGTCGCTGTGTGGTTCTACGTCTGTGCCGATTACTAAACCTAAATTCGTTCTTCCAGCTGATGCTGATGTTGCTCCTGTACCTCCATCTGCTATAGCAAGAGTTCCAGTAATTGAACTAGCGTCAAGTTTTACAGCTATTTCTGTAGACTCGATGACTAGCCCTCCATTTGCTTTCAGATCAACAGAAAGTGTATTTCCTGACTTGTCTAGACCATCAGATGCCGTTATCTGTCCAGCGCCCGAAAACTGAGCGTATGTAAGATTATTTGTACCAACAACTGCAGATCCTTTATTAGAGGTGCAGACGAACCCATTATCAGCATTAACGGAACCTTGTTCTACAAAGGTGAACATTCCTGCTGCGTCCGCACCCGCTGCTAAATCGACGGCTCTTGATGGGCTAGAGCCGACCACGTAAATACCATTTTGTGAAGCAGTGCTTTGATCTTTAACTAATACTCGATCATTGTTTGAAAGTGTTACCCCGTCTAGCGTGTCTCCGTCATTAAGAGCTGTTGATATTGTGATATTACCAGTTGTTGCAGCTACACAAGAATCTTTTACATCTAGTCCTTGTGAAGTAGCTTCGACAAAACCGCGTGTTGCAGCGTCTTGAGTATTTACAGGATCAGCTAAATTAGTAATTGTCTGACTATTCAAAGACACTGAAGCAGTTGGTGCTGCTAATTCATTTAATTTATTTGTTCTGACACCTGTATCAAAATCTGATATTTTTGTATGCGCTACCGATGGAATATCATCTGAAACTAATGCTCTAAACGTAGGTGCTGCAGCGCTTCCTGATGTGGGTCCACTAAGTATTGTATTAGCAGTTCTAGTTGTATCTTTATCAAAAAACGCTCCTTTACCACCAATCTTTTCAATAGTTGTAGCAGAACCACCAGCACCGCCTGTACCCTTACCAATAAATAAAATATCTGATCCTTCTGCGTGTGCAACTTCAGCGTTTGCAAGAGTTGTTGGTGCTGACGAACCTGTGGATCTTTTGACCCTAATTGTGTTGGCCACTAAAACGAACCTCCGTCTACTAAGTTTTCTACAGTGCGTGTAGCATCTGCTTTAAATGTACCACTTGTTGAGTCAAAAAACACTACAGAGTTATTTACTTTAGCAGCGTCGTCTAAAACAGAGTTAGTTTGTGAAAAACTTGGTCCTTGTGGTCCCTGAGTGGCAACAGTGACTACAGTTGAAGTACCTTCATTGACTGTAACACTATTCTTTGTTTCTGTAATGTTAACTGTTGTCATGCGGTGTAACCTTCGCTCATAAAGATGTCTCCTTCTAAATAATACTCTTTCAAACCATTTGGGTCTGTCAGTAACACGTCATATTTTAAGAAATTTGGACTAAAAGTTGCAGTTTGTGTATCTGTTAACGCTAAGTCGACAGTTCCAGCACCTCTGTTTGTATAAGTTACTGCAAAGTCAGCAAATTTAGTTGTCCTAGTTTCTTCCCAAACTTGCGCTTCAACTGTATAACCATTCAAAGCAATAGCATTGTTATTTGAATCTTTAAAAACAAGTTGAATACTATGATCTGATCTGCGTTGAATACGCATATTGTAAGTTGCGGGTGCTATAGCCATGTTATACGTAAGGAGATGAGCCTAGAATACTAGAATCCCACTGTTTCCTCAAGTCCTCAGTAGAAGTAGCATTTGTTATTGCGTCTACGTTTGGTGCGTCTCTTAATGCGTTTTTCTTAGCTACTATTGCATCTGTATTTGTAGAAGTTTCAATAGCCCGTTGAAATTCTATATCTAATTTTGTAAGGAGTGGTTGCCTAGCTTCTCTTATTTTGTCCTTGTGAATTTCTTTGGCAATGCTCATATTGTAAGAAAATTTACTATTCATAATGATTTCCAATATGCGTCAGCACCGATACCTGTACCATCGGGTGATGAAAAATCAGCCTGCCATGCTTTTCTAAAATAACCATCAGGAAGTTCATTAGCTTCTACAATAATATATGGTTTTCCCGCTGGTACATCTTTTTTACATACATCTTCAAAAGACATCTCTTCAGAAGGAATTAACACATCAATACCGCCTGAGTCGTTTGGGTAAATAATACGTCTAGTTTCTGCCATAATAGTTTTCTTTTATTTTAAGCAAAACATACTACATTCACACTGTTTTTATCAAATACGTGTCCTGAGTTAGTTGCAGAACAGATTCTTACTCTTACACTTGATGTACCCGCGCCAGTTGTGTTCTCTAAATAAAGCGTACAATGATTATTATTTGTAAATCTATCAATATCAATAATTCCTGCAGTTGTAGAACCAGATGGTAAAGAAGTTGAAAAATTTACACTAAATTGTCCTTCGCCATGATCGGTTATAGAACTAACATTGAAGCTGCGTCTAATACTTGTAAAATTATCATTCGCGTTACCTCCTCTAAAACTATCAAAGTTTACGCTCATTCTGACTAATCTACCCGCTGCAGATTCAGTTCCACTTGAATTTTGAAATACAGGAGTACCGCTGTTATTACTTCTAAATTGTGTAGCTTTTGTAGTCGTTGAGTTAACTGTTGTTGAGTTCAGTGTTGTTGCTGGTATTGTTGCTGGAAATCTCGCGTTAGGTATAGTTCCAGAAGTTAAGTTACTAGCATTTAAATTATTGAAATTTAGTGTTGTAAACGATAAAACACCAGACCCATTTGTACTTAAAAGCTGCCCATTACTGCCATCAGCTGAAGGCAAAGTAAAAGTGACATTGCTAGAAACATTACTATTTGCTCTTAAACTTGTGAAATTTGAGCTATTACTATCTCCGAATCTAATTTCATTGCGTTGTCTTAGAGTTATGCCATTAGCATCAAAAATCATTTGTTCTGTACCGCCAGAACTGAAACCCATTACATTTGCTTGTTTTCTGAAAATACCTAAATCTGTATCTGTGTCAAAACTTATCGAAGGTGAACCAGCACTATTTGAATCATCAGCAAGAAATTGCCCTGTCATTGGTGCTGATGTGCCACCACTTCTAGGCAACAAACCTAAATTTGGTGTATTGATATTTCCAATCTCTGTAAAATTATTGTTGGCGCTGTTTCTAATTTTTAAAATATTAGTTGTCGTATTCAAAAAATGCATTCCAGCTACACACTGGCTTGTCGCTAAATCTGTAGATTTTGAATTGCTTGATTGTATTGCTTCAAAAACTGAATTTAAATCTATTCTGACATTTGCACCTGAATTGTTCTCGATAGTATAATTTGGGACGTCAGCCATAATTAAGAGTTTTTTTTAGTTTAACCACCTTTGCCGAATCCAACAGCAGTAAAGGTGAAATTCTTACTAATACTACCATTACTTGAATTTTTAAAGTGAACAGTGAATCCTGTGGCCGAAATATTAGAAACCTCGAAAAATTCACCTGTACCCATGTTCTGAGGATTTATTGAAACTGCTGGTTTAAAATCATTTAAGTTGCCTAGCGCAGAAGTACCAACGAAAAAAGGATTTGCAAATGTAACATTTTTAGCCCCACCGCCAGATGAAATAACTGCTGATTGTTCTGTTCTAGAATCTAATGTCGCTACATAACCTAGTTGTTGTAAATTTATATTTTGCGCAGTATCTTTTGTTTCTAATACAACTCTAAATTGAAATCCTCGCCCTTTGAATGTGCCGTTTGCAACATCGTTAAAACTACCATAATTACTCATATCTGTAGACGTTCTGACTTGCAATTTAGCGTTCGCATCATTCGCCACTGCACCATCGAAATCAGTCCATGTATCTATTAAATCTGTCCTGTTATCAAACAAATCTCCTGTGTAAAACCCAACCCCTTGAAAAAATCTAGTAATAGACAATGAAAAAACACCGCCTAAATCTAAAGTGTCTTTAAAATTATAAGTGCCTGTCTGATTTGTGACAGGATTAGTAAGAACTAAACCACCCTTGCTGACACTAAATTGTGTATTAGAAAATAGACTAGAATTGTTATTATTGAAAGGTGGTGAGTCGGTGTGTTCATTGTCTTGTTTAACTGTTATCGCGTCTTGAATTTCTACTGTAGTTAGACTTATTTTTGCTTCATTTGTACTGAATCTACCTCCGTCATCTTGAAATTTCACTAAATATGTTCCTGCTAGTGCTGGGCAAATTGCCTCTGTTGCGTTACCAGAAATAGCTGCAATTATATCTTGTGATGCTTGGAAAGTTGCTGTATTTTCAGGCAAATTGGAATGTCTAATGTAAACTCGACCACCATGCAAAACGTCTATAGCAGTCGCTTGGTCAAATCTCAATCTTATAAATTGTTTATTGACAGGTTCTATTGTTAAATTACTTACGTTTTCAGGAACTGTTGTTTTACCAACAGCAGTAAATGTCTTACTTGTCGAATTAGCAGATATTTCTAAAGCTGCATTATATGAGAATACTTCAAATACATAATCTCCTACAGGAGTGTCTAATAATTCAAAGTCAGAGCTAAAGACAACTACAGCAACATAATTGTTGTTTTCAAATTTATATTGAACTAAATATTGTGTTACTCCTTCTACTGGACGCCAATCCACGATAAGTTTACTTCGAGCAATATTGTTAATTACGATAGTTTGTTCTGTGATCGTCAAGTTAGATGGTGGTTCAGCGGGTCTATTCAAAAGCGATACAGTTCTCTCTGGTAATGGTGTATTGTTTTCGATAAATGCATATTTTCCAGCAACGTAAGATAATGCAGAAACTGAGTATATGGTTCTATCTTTTTCTTCTACTTCTATCACCCTAAAAAGTTGAGATTGTAATGTGGTACTTGAAACTAGATAAGGAGATTCTGCGTTAGGTGCGATAGACAAAGCTGGATTGACTGTAATAACTGCACCATTAATATTTGTAATAGTTCGAGATTCAAAAGAACCATCAGGCAACATCACGCTAAGAGTCGGTGTGTCTGTTAAAGCTGGCAAAGATGTGGAAGAAGCAGCGTCTATTGTTACTGCAGTAGTAGTTGCACTTACGATTTTTCCGCCTCTTCTCACTCCTGCCCTGACTGGATCTGCGACCTCAATTACCATTCCGGGTCTGACAACAATCCCAGCATCAATAGAAGTATTAAAACTTATGACTTCAGATTCATTTTGCTCTGCAAACAATATAGCTCTGCCTAATCTTGCAGCTTGATTTCTAGAAGTACAAGCAAATGCATTGACTTGTTTTACAATCGTTCCAAATTTATTTATGGCAGCTTGATCCTCAACAACTTCATAATCTACTTCTAAAGAATCCATATTGAAATATGAAACTGAAACAACAGTATGCCTTTGTTTTAGACTGCTGCCAGAATAGCTAAACCCAGCTTCGTCTACATTCGATAGATTGAACAAATAACTTGGATTAGTAAGTTTATCTTGCGAAATTGTTATAGTTCCAGCTGACCATATTGGCATGCAGCGCATTACACTAGCTAAATCGTTTATTGCGTCAAATGCATCTCTTGGAGATTGTATATTCACATTGCAGCTAAATCTAGCTTCTTTTGTGCCAGCGCCTGTACCATCATCTACTAATTCATTTGCGTGTTTGCTTGCTGCTACAAATGAAAACAAATCTAAATTACTATCAGATAAATGATCTCCAAATCCATAGCGTTCGTTCGTCAATAAATCTAATAAACACATGGCTGGACAATTTGTATATGTTGCTGCACCCATAACTCCATTAAATACATAATTTTGTGGATATTGGATTCTTCCAGTAGCCATATCAACTGTTGGTGTACCAGTATTTGATGCACCAGCTCCCGGAATACGTACCTTAATTCCTCTAATCCTATATTTTCTAGTTGGTATTCTATTGAACTGTTTACTGTCTAATCTCAGAGCCATATAAGCACTGTCTGGGTAAGTATTGGCATCGTCAACAACTTCTTGTAAGCTAGTGAACTCAAATTCATTGAAAACTGTGCTACTTGTACTGTCTGCAGTTATTCTGACAACTCTTACATCTACAGGGAAAGCACCAGTTACATTTATTCTGTGATCTCTTGCGTATGCGTCTGCAGTTCTGCCAGTTACTGAATTAGTGACAACATCTGTAAAACCTCCTGAGTTGTATTGCACTTGTATTTTGTATTCGACAGTGTCCCCTCTTATGTCGCCATCGTCCTCTAAAATTTGTATTTGTGACCATGTCAGCGTAACTATAATTGCATCAACGTCAGTATTGGTAACTTGTCTTGTAACAGGAGTCGATGCAGTTACAATTACTCCTACTGAACTAGGTGATCTACTTTCTGAAGGAATGCCAGATAAAGCGGGTTGATTATTGGTTCCAAATCTACGCTTAAAAGTTACATCTTGAAAATTAAAATCAGTATCTAATGGTGAAGTGTTACTAGCAGTCGCATTCAATATTGGAGTGTCATCTAAAAAAACGTCTTTCAAACTTGCATTTGCATATTCTGTTGAGTTCCTATTTGTTATTCCAGCTTTTGAAGGTGTAGCAAAGCCCTCTATTTCTCCTTCAGAAATCAAGTCATGAACAGTTGCAAATGATCTACTATGTAAAGTGTCAGGTGCGCGATAGGGTGGTGGTGGTTGTCTATTGCCTCCACCGCCTGCACCTCTAATAATTTTATTGTCTTTCTTCATGCTTCTACTTGATTCGTGTCGATGGCAGCTGAGATCACAACAGAGCCAGTTATAATCTCACCATATACTATAGGGACGGGAGTGCCAGCCCTTGAGGTATTTTGCAAACCATTAAAATTAAAAGATAATTTAGGGTCTTGTGAAGATTCAAATTTAGGAATATCAGGTAAAGGAAATAGCATATTTGAAACACCTTGTAGAACTAATGAAGCACCTATAGCGCTTGTAAATGTGCCAAGCCCAGTTAGAAAACCACCCTTAACAGCAGCTGCACCACCTAAACCATAAGTTCCAAACATACCCCCTCCCGGAAGCATAAGGCCAACTCCGATTAATGCAGCTCCTAATAATATTTTTCCAAAACCCTTACCAGCACCTGATATAACAGGAATGAAATGAATATCTTGACTGCCTACAGGATAATCTAATTCTTTTTCGTCAACTGCGTAATTACCTACTTTTACCTGATAATACTTTGGACTCATATAACATTCTAACTCAGGAAAATTATGTACAAGAAAACTAATTGCTTGTGAGATATTGCTAACTTTTACTTCAAATTCTTTGTGACCGACAAATTCAGCTAATTTACCATATAGTTTAATTTTGCGTAACATAACGATACCTTTTACCAGTACATTTTAACAACCATTCTGAATATGGCTCTCTGCAACTTAGTCTATCTGTTAAATGGTGAATTACATCGCCATCAAAGAAAATTGCCATGTGGTTTAATGTTGGATAATGTATCGACATTAATAAAAGATCGCCATTTTGTAATGACTCATCTGGCCTTAATTCTCTAAATCCTGTACGCCAAGTATTCATTTCAAATAAAGGATTTTCATTAAATTCTTCTAAAGTTGTTGGCCTTTCATAATCACGTAAAATAATATTCTTATTTTCTTTATACCAATCGCGGACTAAAGAATAACAGTCTGTCAAACCCCAAACCCATTGCCTCCCTAATAATGGTGGTTTGTAACCTGTAGGCTCTAAATAGCCCCATTCTTCTGTTTTTGGATTAACTATGTGCCAAACAAGTCCACTATCTTCACAACTTATCTTGTCAGCTTGACTAGCTACAGGTGGTGTTATCGGGTGCGAGTGAACAACTGCAACTATTTCACCTAATGAATCAGCTTTCACGTAGTCAACAGGATCTAAGACAAAGCATTGGTGTTCTGTCATTGATAAATTATTACAAGGAAAATATTTATTTTTACCTTTAATATTAAGTAACAATCCTACAGACTCTTTTGGGTCTTGTTCTTTTGCGTGTTCTAATGCTTTTTGTTTCCAGTCCATTATGCAAATGTGCCGATTGAAGGAAATAATATTCTTGTAGCTTGCCTTTTAGGTATTCGTACACCAGCTAAATCAGTTGGGGCAGCTAACTCAAATTCAACAACTTCTCTATTTTCGCCAGCCTTTCTGTCTATTTGATACCTCTCTATAGGATATTCTGCGTTAGGGTCTGCATCTGGGTTCTGATTATTACTAAAATTTACTGCATCTATAAATTTTGCTTGCGTAGTAATTCTTGTTAAAACTGCACCTGTTAGATCGTTACCTGTAGTTACAGCATTTACATTAAGCAAAATTGCAGACATAAAACCATTTTTATTACTAATCAATGCTTTTGGTCTAGGCAACTGCCCTTTCCTAAACGCAAAACCTGACACTTCAATAGGGTATCTTAAATAACTATTGCCTTTCCAAACTACTTCACCATTTAAATTTAAACTGCTGCCAGCGTGAAATCTGTACAATGTGTTTGCTCCGTGCAAACTATTTGATAATTGCAATTCAAATAATTCGATAATTGCAGATGGATTTGTTTTTTGTAAATCTGTGAATATTTTCTGATTTACTGTCATTTTTAAGCTGGTTCAAATACTTCTCTAAAAGTAGCGTTGATTGTAGCTCTATTTGTATAAATTATTGTTTTTGTCCAGCTTTCACATACAAATTGTGAAGAGGAAGATTCGTTAGGTGGTGTGAAAGTAAAACTAGCTTGGTCTGCAGCTCTAGCGTCTAAAAAACTTTCTATTGTGTCTGCGTCTGTCTCTGAAACATTAAATTTAAGTGTTATTATTTTTGGATTTTGATGTGCTGCCAAACCTAACATCAATCTATGTTCGTAACCATCTGCAAATCTTATAGTCCTAACGTTTGGTGTAGATCTTTTTGTCGTCCCATATACAGGTTGAATAGAAGGAAAATTAGCCATTATGCAAGTAATCCTCCCGGTCTCTGCTGTGTGATTATTTCAGATTGTACAGCAACTGCTATAAGTCGTCCAAGATTTTTACCTCTATCTTCATCGCCTTCTACAGTTGTACCTGAAGCATCTACATTTACAGTTACATTTGTCCCCATACCTGTTGAAATCATACCGCTGGAAGAAGGTGTGAATATTTCGGGTCCACGTTCACCGACTAAATAACTAGAACCACCAAGTACTGCACCTCCTGTAGCTCGATTACCACTTAGACTAAAGAATTGTCCAATACCGCCTCCCAAGCTCCCCAAGAATGCATTAACTCCGTATTGAATCAAAGACCTCTGAATCTGCCCAAAGACTGCTGTGGCCACCTCTCCTAGAGTTTTTGTGCCATTTATTGCGCCTTGTATTGCGTCAACCATTCCAGTTCTGATGCTTGTACCGATTTGTTCATATAGTTTGCCAAGTTCTGTAAGTTGATTAAATTCTGTACCATTTAATTCAACTAATTGCTCCATTAAAGTTTTTCTATCAAGAACTTCTCCTGTTATATCTTCATTGGCAGTCTTTGTACCCTCTGTGACTGCTAATATTTCTGCTTCTTTTTCAGCTATAGTTTTCTTTGTATCTTGAATCAAAAATAGTAATTGATTTATTTGTTCTACATTGCCTTTACCCTCTAGCCTTTTTGCCTGAACCTGTACTTTATTTAGCAATACTTCTATTTTTTCTAACTCCTCGACTGATGAAGCTGTGCTTATCGTTCCTGCACCTAATTCAACCGCATCTTTTAATTTTCCTAAACCCATTCTTTCTAAACCAAAAGCAGTAAATTGATCTTTTCCAATTAATCCCCTTAATGGATTATTAATTGCTGCAAGACCACCTAATGTTATATCTGAACCAGCTTGTCCTAGTTTTTTATATGCAGCCCCTAATTGAAGATCTTGCATTAATGTCAGTGCTGTTGCAGCTTTGCCAACAATGTCACCAATAATGTCTAAAATCCCTTTTAATGCTGGTCCCAAAACTTCATCTAATGCTCGAACTAAGTTGCCTATCTGTTTGGTTATATTGCTAAATTGCTGTGATAGTGTGCTATTCATTGTGTTCATAGCACCAGCTGCAGCACCTGATGAATCTTTTTGTTTTACTAAATTTTCGTTAAATTTGACAAGATCATCATTAATTAAAGGAAATACAGCCTTCATTGCTTCAACACTTCCAAACAGTTTTGCGATCTGATCTGTAGTAGCGCCACTATCTGCAATTTGTCTTAATATTGCTTCAAAACCTTTAGATTTAAGTGCTGCTGCATCGAACTCTATTCCAAGTTTTTTTGCAATTTTTTCTGCTTCTCCTGTAGGTTTTAATATTGATACGATAGCTTGGTTAAGTCCAGTGAATGTCTGTTCTACTGGTACACCTTGCGCTGTAATTGTTGCTATCGCTGCATTTAATTGGTCTATAGAAATACCAGCTGCTGCTGCTGTAGGTGCAATTCTACCTATCTGCCTTGCATATTGCGCAACGATAATTTTACCATCATTTTGTGTTTGTATAAATCCATCAACTATTTTATTAGCCTGATTAGCTTCTAATCCAAATGCATTTATAACACTTGTTACAGCATCTGAAACTGTGCCTAGATCTGACATTCCTCCAACTGCACCTTTGCTAGATGCTTCTAATATTGCTGCTGCGTCTGCTGCGTCTGTAAAACCAGCTGAAGCTACGTCATAACTAGCTGTTAATAATTCTGTTTGTGAAAACGCACCTTCTAAATTATTGCTTAATTCTAATAATTTGTGAGATAAAACATCTACATCTACTCCTAAAGTTTTAACAGCCATCGTAGCTTTCTCAGCTTCGTTAAAACCTTTGAAATAATTTCTAACCGCGCCAGCAAGTAATAGTCCACCTCCAAGTAAACCTAATGCGCCTGTTAAACCTTTGACAGAACCCGCTAACCTATTCGATGCAGTTTGTGCATTTCTTAGGTTTCTGACTGCGTGTTGTGAATTGACCCTTAGATCAATATTTGAAATAGCCACAATTTTTTAGCGTGTGCGGTTCTTTTGTGATTCTATGTGTCGTTTTTCTCTTTCAGCTTTTAATTCAAAATAAGCAGCGTAGAAAATTAATTCTTTGTTAGTCATTCTGTTTCTTAGCTCTCCGACTGTCATACCTAGCTCGCAAGATAAGAAGAACTCAAAATTGAGCCAACTATCTTGCTCTAGACGTTTTTTGCATCGCCTAACTGTGGTTCTTCAGTTTGAAATAAAAATAATTCAAGTTGATTAAGAACTTTTTCAGGTAATTCGCGTTGCAGTTTGACAGCATCAGCAAGTGCAAAGGCTTTTTCTCCATTCTCTAATTCCGCCATCAAGCAAAGCATTCTTGTACTTTGTGCTAACGGATCTGAACTTGAAGTAGCAGCACTAGCTGCGATCCTGTCTGACCTTGTTAATGGTCTGAAATATAAGTCGATTACTTTTTTACCTTGTTCATTTTTCAATTCAAACTTGCGTCTTTCTTGAATATTAAATTCAGTAGTTAGTAAGTCGACAGTGCGAGGATTTGACATAAATTAAATTGCAGATGTAATTGCACCATTAGCAGTAAAGTTTACTGTAATAGTTTCTAGATCACCAATGTTAGCGCTAAAGTCTGTGCTTGTCACGATTCCAGCGAATGAAAGTTTTTTAGAACCTGATGTATCGAGAAATAGCTCAAATTGTGCGTCTCCCGCATCTTCAGAAGTAAGACAATCTTCTACTAAATTTTCTGTTTCATTTGAAGTTGCAGCTGTATATAAAAGCTCTACACTTCCTGTAGCTGAAATTAATCCACCTACATACGCTCTTGAAGTGTCGCCATGATCGGTACACTCTAAAAGCTCTTTATTTACAGTGAGAGACCAGTTTCTAGTACTAACAATAGCTTCTGTTGTACCAGCGCTATTCTTGAACTTTACTGACCCCTCTTCACCACGAAAAAATGCCATGATTTAAGTTTGGGTAATTGTCTACATATTAACCCTAAGAACTAGGATTAACAGTAGTTTTTGTTTTGTTTGTTTGTTGTTTAGCCATGTACTGCTTACAACGTGGATCCCAGAGTGCTGGGTTGCGCTTGCCTTTTACCTTTTCGATAACGTCAAGCATTTCTTCAGAAATTTCAGTCATAAATTTTCGTAGGCTTCAAATGTCATTCGTATTTGAGTTTGAAAAAATCCTTCAGGTATAGGATTATTTATCAGAGTGGGTCCAATAACTGGATCAAACGCTACTCCTGAAACGACTTGTCGGTTGTACAAATCGCGTATTCTTTTACCAATTACATAGTTACTGCCAGCACCTATATTTTGTTCGGTAAATATATTTATTGTAACAGCCCCTACAAGTCTATTATCAGAATCTGTAGAACCACCTAAACTCAAATATTCATCTTCGCCAAACGCTAATAAACATTGAACAAAACTAGTGCTGCTATCTGGATTGAAACTCTGATTTGCAAAAACAACAGGAATTACAGGAACTTCGTTTAATTCATCATTTAAACGTTTTTCTATTATTTTTCTTACAGCGTTCAAATCAATCGCAGCCATTATGTTCTCCTTAATATTTTTTGATATTCGTCCTTTGCCCAATTAGTCATCTCTTTAGAAATAACATCAACCCAAGCACCACTATTTTGTTTACTTCCTGTTATGCCTGCAGCTTTCCATGATCTTGGTACGCCTTCGCCAGTTCCTGAAAGTGCTTCAGCGTATGGCAAATTATTGTGAATATGATAAACGTTGCCAATTTTTTCATCAAAGCCAGCGTTATAGTTTGTGCCTTTTGGTGGTGTTATAGCTTTTGAAAAACCACCATCAATATTAGGAACTCCATTAGGTGCGTTTTCTCCTATCTGCCAATCTGACCTGAATCTACCAGTATCTATCGGACTACCTAATTTTACGCGAGAATCACTTTCAATAACTACAGCTCTAAGGAGTTGATTTATCTGAAACTCCATGTGTCCGCCTATTCTTTCTGGTGGTATTATCATCATAATGTTTAACCTCTCAAATATAATTCGTAGGTTACTTCCTCGCCTTGAACTTCATTTGTGTCTACCTGTATAATTTTATATTCAATAGAAGCAATAAATACAAAATCTTTAACTTGAGGCACAAAATCTATATCTCCTGCAGATATTGTTACTTTTTTGTCTTGCGCTGAGACTAAATCATTTACCTCTCTTTGCACAACGTTTTCAATCGCACCTTTTACAGTTACAGATGTCAAATTTTTATGAACTTCTCCTTTTTCAATGTCATAACCGCGTGAAGTGTCTCTCTTGATAGTGATATTGCCACCAAACTTACCTAAGAGTTTAGTTGCAATCTTACTAGAGCTAGATGCAATTCCCATTAGAGTTTATAAGCAATAACTGTACCGCTAGTCAAAGTAATACTTGTAATCACTCCTTCGATAGCACAATTAGATTTCAAATCTATTGCTGTTAAATCGCCAGTAATATTTTCTGCAACTAAAGTTGCGATTACAGAATCTTTTAGCGCTTTAATACAACCAAATCTGCCTGTAACTGCATTTGTGTCGTTGATAATAACTGCAGCTGGATAATAAGTCATAATTAACTCCTTTTAATTGATACGTTTGCTGGTCCACTAATTCTGAGACCAGTGAATAGTCTCTCAAATAATGGCGGTACTCTATCAGCACCTACAGCCCCAAAGAAATTAGGCTCTGCTTGCAGACTACCAATCTTAACATTCTTAAAATCTTCTAAACCTGATAAACCTAAACCATCTTTATTGTTATTCAGATATGTCGCTAATATTGCTTGTGCTTCTTTTACTTCGTCTGGTATTTCTGTTTCTGTATAATAATCAGCTGTTAAACGATATGGAAAACCACTTACGTAAGTGCTTGTAAATGTATCTGGCTTTCTTACTCCTACTCTAGGCCATTGCATCTTTTGATTCTGTTTTGCTTTTGCTCCTATAAATCTTTCTCTATTAATTCTTACAGCTGCTGTGAATAATGCTCTATTTTTTTGATCGGTTGTAGCGCTAGACCACGCAACTACGTCATCATCTTCTACCAAACCATCAATGATAGCTTGTGCTTCTGCAAGAGTCTGATAACTATTTGCTGTTGCGCTTGATAGTGTTGCGTCTATTGTGATCGCCATTTACTTTAATTTTTTTAACTTTTTTTGTTTTTAAGGGAACAGAGGCCACTTTAGCAGCCTCTTGTTCTCTCTTACGTTTAAACGCAAACAGTCCCATTAGCCGTTTTTCAAAATCAAATAATTGATTACGATAGCTTCACCAGCTGAAGAGCCAGATACATTGCCAACAGTTATTTGGAAAGAACCATCTGCAATGGTGTGAGCCTGTACTAAATAAGTTCCACCTGTACCAGCAGAACCATGATTAGCTTGAATTACGTCGCCTGCTGTAACTTTTGAGTTAGTTACTGTGAAAGTGACTTCAGCAGCAGCTGCTAATGCAGCGTCGTGCATTGTAATCAAACCTCCGACAGTATTTAAAGTCACACCAGTAGATTTACTGGTTGCTTGAGTTACAGAACCTGTTTGAGCTGCAACAACTCCAAGAGCTGATCCAGCAGTAGCTTCAAATTGACTAGGCATAATAAATTACCTCCTTTAGTCCATAGTTGAAACGTTAGTAGCCCTAACGATTCCTATGTTTTTAGTTTCGTAAACCTTCGACCAGTTGCTTACAGTTTCAAGTTGTGCCTGAGTAGGATTTGTTGTAGTAACAGCCCACTTAGAACCAACAGGGTGATAACAATAGTGCAAGTCAATACTCATAGCATCTGACTTTGCAAGAATATCTCTATCTGTCTCTGTTTGTAGACCAGCTTGTTCTCCACTTGCTACAGCGCCAGCTGTAAAGAAGTAAGTAGAGTATTCAGTGCTAGAGCCTGAACCAGTTTTTGCAACGTCGTCAGAAACGATAACACGTAAACCACAATATGTAGGTACTGTGTCATTTCCTCCGCCATAAGCTGGTGTAATTGTACCGCCTGATGCTGTAGCTGAACCGCCATTGCCATCACTAGCAAGAACATAATCTACTAATTTGCGCTCGACTAAATCGTAATATACAGCGCTATGCATACAAACCGCTGCTAGTTTGTCTCCTTGATCTCCAAGTAATGATTTAGCTTTTGCTACGTGTCTAGGACTTAAAACAGTTGGTGAATCTCCTGAACCGCCATCAATGGTTAGACCAAAGAAAGCAGCGTTAGAGTCAGTTGTGTTTACAGATCCGAAAACACCAGATAAACATGCAAGTAAATCTTTTTGTCTTTGGTTAGCAATATAAGCCCCTATCTTTTGGCCTATTGCGCCCATTGGATCTGAACCAGCTGCAAGTGCAGCTAAATCCCTTGACTCAAATGCTCGCCCTCTGTGTAAAATCACACCAACTTGTTTGTCGGTAGTAATTTTTCCGGGAGTTAAAGAACTTGAATCAGATAATACCTCGAAGTCTCCAGTTAAATTTGCTGAGAAGAAAGGTACGTTGATGAGATCTCCACCCTCAGTAGCATTTAGTTCTGCCATAGGTTGAACAACACCACTTTGTAGAAATGCATCTCTAGCGGTGGTTTGTTCTATGACGTATGGTGTAAATACCTCTGGGATAATCACATCACTCCTGAGAGTGGCCATGAAAAAAACCTTTTGAATAATGTTTACAATATAGCGGGCGCAGCCCTACAGACTTTGGCGCAGCCTAGTCTAGTTACAGTTCATAATAACCAGAAAACTACAAAATTAACAACTATTTTCCTGCTTCTGCTTTCAATCTTTCGTATAAGGGTCTATCAACTTTGTAAAGTCTTGTTATTTCTGTGAGATTTCCACCATTCAAAAACGGGTTTTTATCCATTCCTATTGGTAATTTTCCTGAAGTATGTTTTGCAGTTGGTGCGCCTGAACCTCTTGCTGAATCGGTTTTCTTTAGCCAATCTGGTAAACTCTCAGCCCACTTAGCCACTGGTGTTTCTTCATAACCATCGACAACTACAACTGTCCCATCATCTTTTCTTTTTATTTGGTCTATGCTGAGTTTCGTTTTTAAGACCATGTCAGGATCGTGAACTATTTCAGCTAATGCAGTAACAGTCGGGGTAATTAATTCGAGTTCTTTAATTTTTGCTTCTAATTTTTTTATTTGTTCATCTTTTGTTGCACTAGCTTCTCTAAATTGCTGATCTCTAGCTTGAAGCGCCTCAGTATATTTGCCTTTAGCTTCTAATTCTGCTTGTTCAGCTTTTTGTTTGAACTCTAATAGTTTTTGTACGTCTGTACCTTCTGGCATTGAAGATAGCGTTTGCTCTAGTTGCTGATACTTTTTCTTTTCGTCTAATAATTGTTTGTTTTTAGAGTCTGTTGCTTCAATACGACTCTCTAGAGTTTTGATCTGTTTTAATAACTCTTCGTTGCTGTTAGCAGTTGGCGCAGCCTCTTGCTTGTTTTCTTCAGACATACCCGCAAGGTAAATTTAATACTATACTAGCCTACCATTTAACTTTGTCAGCCCAATAAGCTGCACTCATCTTTCCTTTTGCTATATGTTTACCCATTCTTGCCTTAAAACTTTTTTGCCTAGCTTTCCCTTTTTTAGTTTTTGGATCTGAGCCTGCACCGCTGACTCCTTGTTGACCAAATCTTATTAATTTAACTTTATCGCCTTCTTTAGCTAATACAGCGTGACTACTTCGCGGGTGTTTTGATGTTCTTTTTGGTTTGTTATAACCACTGAAAGTTTCACCCCTGTAAGTAATGCTCATTTTCCTACTTTTGCTTGCGCTCTCTTGTGTGCCACATTAAATGATGTACCTCCTCTCATTAACCTTTTCATAAAATCTAGGTGTTTCTTAGAGTGGTGTACAGAATGTTTTTTTAATAAATCTTTCTGTTTTTTCGTTAAAGGTGTCATTTCTTTTTCTTTTTAGGTGCTGCTCTAAGTTGAGATCTTTTTTTTAGTACTGCATTTCCAGTAGATTCAGACACTAAACGTATTACAGGGTCATTATCACTTCCGACTCTAGTTATTCTACTACCGCTAGTTCGTCCTTTAATTGTTGCTTTCTTACCAGCTACACCAGTCACTCTGCCATATGTTCTGGTGCCTTGATAGACCCAGCTGACCCTACTGCCCTTTTTCATGATCTTCTAATTGTTCTATAAGTTTTGTTTTTGTTAATCTTCTATCTAACTCTAAACCTTTGCTACGGCCATATTCTTCTAATTCGACCTTAGACATAGAGTTAAATTTGGATTCTTGCTTACCAGTATTAAACTGATACATTACTTTTTACCTCCCTTCTTCTTTTTCTTCTTTTTCTTTCCACCCATTTTGTACATAGCAGCTGGCATAGGTTTCTCCGTTTTTTTTAGTATAGCTTAATTCGTGAAATATTTATTTAATAGCTCAAAATCCGCATCAGCTACAGCATCTGTATATAAACCTTCAATTATCATTTCAAATTTTTTCTTATTCGATTCTGTTGCATCTTTCATAGAGTCGAAAATACGTTTTGGTACTGTTCTATTCTTTGGGAACTGTTTAGACAATTCAAGCGCTTCAAAGGGTGTCATAAGTTTTTCAGAGATACTTCTATAGTTTCATCTACCCATTTATACAAGCGTGGCGCTCTCTCTTGCAACCCTTCTGGATTAAAAATATATTGAACGAAAGATTCAGTCCATTGTTCTAGTGCATTTTTACGACTGTATTCAGTAGGAAATGTCATTCCACCTAACTTTCTATATTGCTGGCCTAGATTACCAGCGCCTGCTTGATAGTGTATTTGGTGTCCCATTTCATGCATAAAAGTAACAAACCAATCTTCATTGCCGTCTAGAGGGTGGCTATTAGACCAAACCTCCTCAACTCCTTGTTCTATTCCTTGTCTATATCTTTCGTACCGAGTTCCTTTAAACTGGCTGAACTTGTAGTTCGTTTCTAATGTTTGTTTGGTGCTTGCTCTAATATTTCTTGCTGCAATATTATTTATTTTTTTTGCTGAATCTCTTAATCTTGTATGCACCATTCCTGAGTTCATGATCGTGTAACCATTACTGCTACCACTGGCATTTCCGAATAAATAATTCGTTATTTTTTTGTTAAAGCTCGATTCAGTTCTACGGCCTTCTCGCAATCTTTCAATATTATCTTTAAACAGTCTGTTATGAGATCCTAGTTTTCTAGTACCTACGCCATTCCATACTTGTTGCCATTCTTTTGTATTTGCTGAAGTTTGCGCACCTGACAATGAATTAATATAGTCAAATCTTTTAACAACAGTCTCATTTGATTTAGCAAATGCATCTAAATTTTTACCAGTTAAAAATCTCTCTTTTAATTGTTCTAATCCCCTTGTTTGTTCACCTTTCATATTGAATTGATTAACAATATTACCTTTTTTCATAAATAAACGTGCTTTTTTCATATTTTTAGCTGTCAAACCTCCTAAACCTTCAACCGCGTCCATACTGTCCTCTAATACATCTTGCATACTGCTGTATTTATTGTTCTGTAGCCATGTATCAACACCTTCAGTAGTAAAAACAGGTGATGTAATACCCTTTCTCTTTGAAGTGATTTTTTTAGTCGTTTCTATTTGCTTCTCTATTGCTTTTGTTAGTGGAATGCTTTCAGGCTTACCATACTTAGCTTTCAGTTGTGCCAGTGAGATTCTAGTACCATCTGACCTTACAAATTTTGCTAATGCCTGTCTAGGATCATTAGTTTTGCTTGTTAATCTCTGGAAATACCTGAATGCACCTTCATATTTATTTGTCTCTTTATTGAATTGTCCTCCTAATATTTTTGCCTGTATCTTATTTGGTTGCATGTATAGCCAACTAGCATAATCAGTGTCAGCTGATATTTGTCCATCTGCTGATGCTCTTTTTCTTTTTGTAGGTGGTGGGTCGAAAGGCAAGTTGTCGTAGTCGATCTCAGGAACTATGGTTGACCTACAATTAAAATGTTGAGGTGGTTTTGGTCCCTTTTCATAGTCGAATATCCTTCCATCTAAAGCACCACATACAGTAGTAGTCCTACTATCTAATGTAGCTGTATATCTGTATCGCTTGGTAATATCGCTATTAGCACGATATACATTTAAAGACGCACTATTTGCAACTTGGTTAACGCTAGTCCTGACAAGGGTTCTGACTTGATTGACAGGTGGTGCAGTCAATACCCCACCTTTCTGTACCATCTGTAGAATATTAGCTTTATCGTTTTCTTTGCTATTGCCTATTAATGTCTTTATCATTTGTGGAGTTGTCTCACCTGTCAATAATCCATCTTCAACAGTGCTTCTGAATACTTGAACTGAACTTTCAGCAATCCTATTAAATGCTTGTTGCATTATATTGCCATTAGGAAGTGTTATAGCTGCGCCTAAATTATCTGATAAGCTAGTTTCTCCTAAAAATTGTGCTAGTTGTTTCCCTACAGCTCTTGATTTTATTCTTGTAGGATCAATAGTTACAATAGATTCTGCAAATTTAGGGCTAATTTCGATTCCATTTACTTGTATGTTTTTTCTCATACCTCGCGGTATTACCTTTTGTAATTGATCTTCTATAAACCCAGCTTCAACTTTCGCTAATTCTTGAAGTTCTTTACTAACGTGTTTATTAGCATATTTTTTCCACCCGCTTAAACTCTTTTCCATTTGTGCAGTCATAGATCTAAGCCTAGCTGCCCTATAACTGTTGCCTAATCCTATTCTTTCTAGTGTTGCTATTTCTTGTACAGATTTGACGCATATATTAGTAAATTTACGCGCTATGTCTGTAGAGACTTTGTTGCTAAATCTATTTAGGTCAATAGCATTTCTAAATATTGCTTCTGGCAAAGCCATTTATCATTCTTCCTCTTGCTCTTCAGGCTCTTCATCTTCCTGTTCAGGCTCTGGCGGTTCTCTGTCCGTAATTCCGCCCATCTGGGTTGCTTCTATCTCTTCTTCAACGTCAAATTCATCTCCTAAAACTTCCCCTTGTGTTAATTGGTCTAATAATGTTTTCTGTGTGATAGTTCCAGCAGTATATAGTTGTAGTAAAGCCTGTATCTCTGTTGGCTCTAATCTACTACTTAAGAAATCACGATTAACAAAACTACTGCCAACTTCTGAAGTGTTCAAAAATTGAGAGTGGAATACTAAGCAGTTATCAATTAAATCTTGCATTTGTTGCGCAACTACCATCATTGTTGAGTCGCCTTGTGATCTGTCTATCTTTTTAGCTTCTGCAGTTTCTGCGCTTAGTTTTTGTCCTAATACTGCAGCTAATCCTAATTCATTAATTTGTTTTTCTAATTGATCTAATCTTTGAAACTGCGAGTCAAATGACCTACCAGTTGGTTCAATATACTCTGCCCTCCCTTCTGCTGGAAAGGCTATTGCCTCTCCGGGTCCAGCACTTACCTCTTCTGAACTTTGTGGAAATCCAAAGAATCCAAGTAGAGGAACTGCAGATATGTGTAGCTGGTTATCTAAATCGCTTTGTACTTGATAGGCTTTTATATTTAATTCTGCAATATCTTCTAATGGTGGTCTTGATTCCATTAAAGAAATTCTATTTGCGTATGCTACAGAGAAAGGTATCTCTTGCGTAGTTGTTTCACCTTCTTCAACAACCACAAATTTACCATCGTCATTTCTTCTGTGAATTTCGTACCTTCCTTGATATAGGACTCTAACTTGTGTAACTTCTTTTTCTCCGTATTCTCCGTCAGGCTCAACTATTTTTTCTAGCAAACGTAGTTGTGTAAAGACTGTTTTACCATCAATAACTTGTGTTCTAAAGCCTAGTATCTCTCTAGGAGTATAAGTAACCCAATAGGGACGTCCATTCGTATCAGATGGCACATCTACTAGAACACCTACATGGCCATATCTAATCATTTTACGTGCAACGTCGTATGTCCAGACGTTTAAATCATTTCCCTGTAAGTCCACATCGAACAAATGTTCTCTGGTTGTGTCGTTTACATCTTGAAGTTTTACAGGTTTTCTAGTTAGCATACCCGCAAGCATTCTTTCTAAACGTTGCAAATAAGGTGGGCATGTACTTCTAGCTAATCTATTTTCGTATGATTCGTCTTGCTCTCTAGGTTCTTGCGGTAAATATTTTCTGTGTTTTTGTCTTATTTCATAAGTACCGCCTGCTAAATCTTCTATTAACAGCCAATGTGGTTCTTGATTAAACCAAGTACTTGAAGGGTCATTAACGTCAGTCGTAAATCCAGTTCTTTCTCTAGTAAATTTTCTGCCGTAAGCGCTATACACAATAAATTCCCCTTGTTTTATTCATATATTAATCTATTAATACAATCGTACACCAGTTCGTTTACCAGATCTTGCAAATAATGGATTGAACTCTCTCCAAATTAAATACCCTAATGCGTCATTCATGTGATCGTAGCCAGCCTCCTTATCTGGTTCTCCTTTCTCTGTATAGCTCTGTAGTTCTATACATTCAATTAAGCGTCGGCAACTGGCATATATTTGTAGACGTATTTGCCCCTTTCCGTTGCATAGCAAACCCTGTACGGCAGAAACCCTGTCTCTGACTGGTGGATTACTTTTTGCAGAAAGATTAGTGAAACCATAAGTTTCAAGAATTTGTATGTCTGTTTTTGCTGCATTAGTTGACCTATTTCCTCCACTTGCATCAGGATAGACGTATATTCGATTAGTAGGGTATCTACGTTTTATTTCTTTAGCTAATGCGTCTGTATCGTGAGCTGATACTATTTCATCAATAATTACTAATCTTTCTCCTAGCTTCACTCCAATAACTGCACTCATATTTCCAATATTGAAATCTACACCTATTCTTAATGGCTCTTCTTCAATATTAGGCAATGTATTTGTAATATTATCCTCTCTAACCCACCTGTCGTAGACTTGTCCAGTTGTTAGATTAGTAAATTCACCATTTAGATACGCCTGTAACATACTAGGATCGTAGTTAGATTGCATTCTTTCAATAAAATCCTCTGGCAAATGTGGGTTGTCTTGCGTTCTCATTCTTATTAGCTTGCGGTCTGATCTCTCTTGCGCTGCTTCGGATCCAAAGGTATTCCACATCCACCTAAAACCCTCTGGTGTGCTTGCTGCACAGAATTGTCGTACATTACCAGCCCTTAACCTTCCTAAAATTTTAGGAAATGCTCTATCGCACACAGATGGAGAAACTGTGTCTATTTCATCTGCTAATACAAAGGCTAAATTTAAACCGATTATGCGTGACCAGTTCTCGAAACTTCTGCAGAGTATTTTTGAATCTCCCTCTGGTAAATGCAATACGTACTCAGGTAACGGACTAGCTCTATAGGAATAAGGTATTTCATAATATTCTAAAAATTGCTCAAAATCATTTTGCCAGATGTCGCGAATCAATGAACCAGTTGGTTCCATAACTGCGCCTGTAAAACCTACATTTAAAGCTGCCAATTTTACGCAAATAGCACACAAGGCTCTAGTCTTGCCTGCACCATAACCAGCTGACAGACCTAATATCTCAACGTTTGTATTATCAAAAAACTTTTTTTGTGGTTCATGTAAATCGTTTCTTATCCTATCTAATAATTTAGATATATCCATAGATACACCGCTAGTACCCGCAATATCTAAGACAGATCCTTCTCTAGTTAATATGCTCACGTTAGTACTTGTGCAATCTTGGCCATTGAATTAATACAGCCTAAAGCCACTGTTAATTGTTTTGTATTTCTTGCTTCTTTTTGTAGCGTTGAAAGCTGCGCCAACATCTCTGCAGTAAATTGTCGTCTGTCTATTTCAAAATCTTCTCTTAAAAGTTTTCTAGCGTCTGCGATATAGTAATCTGTCTGCCTAGTTTTTAGACCCCATTCATTTGCACTATATTGCACTATTTCTGACCGCACGGCTCCACGTGAAAGCAATTTTGCAATCCTATTAATTCTATGTCTTGCTTCTGCGTTAGTAGACTTTTTTGCCACTATTTTTCTAAATTGTGAAATGAATCGAGAGCGTACCAAACGTGAGAGTTTCTATAACCTCCTTGATAAGTAGGAATAATTGGTGTAACTCCGTGTCTATTGCGCCAAGCGGGATAAACCAATAATGAGTTGTCGGTTTGGTCAAACGTAGCGTTGTAATCTGGTACGTGTAAATTACCTCCCTTACTGTTGCGCCTTTTGGTAATTATCATATTTATAGCACCTTTTACGTTAGCGTGATCTTGGTGAACTGGTGCAGATATATTGCAATTTGAGATAGTAGAACTGAAATTACTGGCAAATCTCCAGTTTTCGGGTATTCTTTTTCTTATCTTCATTAAGTGAGTTTCAGCTACAGTTGGAATATATTTCTGTACGATTTCAAAAGATTTGATACCAGCTGCGTACATTGCCTTTACGAATATATTAGCACTCTTTACAGAATGGACAGAGGATCTACTAGCGTATGGCCTTCTCATATGTGGTTTTGGTGGGCAAGAACCGCAAATAGTTGAATATTGCAATACTTCGGCTTTTTTATTATGCAAACCGCTAGACCTTTTCATTTCTGATTTAGGTACGCGCTTAGTTTGTATTTCTCTGTCAGCTATGTTCACAAGGTTTTGCAACTCATCTGGAAGAGTCTTTATAAACAAACCCACTGCCGTACCATCTGGGTCTATTAGAATGCAATCGTCGTGAATATTAGGTTCGTAACCGCCTACACTGTCACCAATTTTTAGCGGTGAAGTTACTGGGTTCAAGATGAGTTCAGGGAGTTTCATTTAGATCATTTGTGTCATTTACTATCATTTACTATCATTTACTATGATTATTTGGGTGTAAGAGGGTGTAAGACGTCATTTTGCATCATTTACTCTCATTTACTTCATAGTAACTTGGTGTAAAAGGTGTAAAGTCGGATTTACTCAAAGTATTTAGGTGTAAAAGGTGTAAAAGTTAGATTTGCACCTTTTGAACTGGCTTACTACCTTCTAAAACAGTAAACCATTATGCAAGGTGGAAACCAGCTCTCGCCCCACATTTTTATTTCTCTATCTTCATAGTGAATTGTTTTATATGGTGCTTCTACTTTATATTTTATTTTTTGCTTCTCTATAACCTTCCAGATCTTTGGCAGCATTGGGTCAATGTCGAAACTCCATTCATATACAAGTTTGTTGAAGTCACTTTTTGTGTTGGTCAATATGGGTATCTCTGCGCCTTCTATATCCATCTTGCAATTATCTGCTAATACAGCCTGTTCATCAAAATTTAGACAAGGTACTTTTATAGCTTTATTACTCTTCTTTTTCATAATGGTATTTCGCCATACGTTGCCATTTTGGGCTATTGATAGTGTGGTATCTTTTCTAAAATCATGCACTAATGCAGCTTGTTTTATAGTTATAGCGTTTTCAAAGCCATTTAACTTAGCGTTTTTTTCAATCAATTCACAATTAAACGGATCTGGTTCGTATGTAATCACGTTTGCACCTTTTGATGCTGCTAATAGTGAAAATGCTCCAACGTTACCACCACAGTCGAGCCAAGTTTCATTATTTAGAACTTCCATACCTTTCTTTAGGTACGATTGATTAGATAAAACCTCTATAAAAGTTTTAATATCGGAATAGCCTTCTCTGTAATAGAACTGCACTCCGTTTAATGAAGTTTTAGTTAGCTTCATTAGCTTAAAACTTTGAGAGCGTTTACTAGCTCTTGGCCTATATAAACACCTTTTTTTCTTGCTGCTGCAACTATCTCTTTAGCTTCTTCATAATCTTCTGGTCTAAATTCAATCTGTATAGCTTTATATACATCGTTAGCTAATTCACTAGTAGGGTCGTCAAAATCATCTAGCGAACCATAATCAGGTTCGTCTGCAAAGGTAGGTATATCGTCGCCCCAACCTAATACTGAAAGATCGAAACCAGCATCAGACAATTTTTCTAATTCAATTTTTAATAAATCATCGTCCCAACTAGAGTTCAACGCTAATTGGTTATCTGCAATTATGTAGGCTTTGCGCTCATCTTCAGTCAGGTGAGATAGTGTGATTGTTGGAACTGTATCTAATCCAATCTTTTTAGCTGCTGCAATACGACCATGACCAGCAATAACGTTACCAGTATCATCAATTAAAACAGGATTAGTGAAGCCAAATTTTTTAAGAGAATTAATTAATCTTTCAATTTGTATTTCACTGTGAACTCTTGGATTCCCTTTATATAGTGTTAAATCTAGTATTCTTGTTTGTTTTACATCAGCGGGTGAGACTACAGGAAAGTCTGGTTGTGAGGTCATAGCGAGAGTGTTAACTGACCACACTGTAGCTCTTTTTTTGTCACATAAACTTCTTTAGGTTTTTGATGTAACCATATACGCCTGCCATTCAAAATTCTATAGTTGCATTTTTGTAGTGGATCGTAGGCTATGTAATCATTAGATTTTCGGTAAGATAGACCTTGCATTTTGTACTTGTTGTTTTACTTTTTGTATTTCTGGTGGTAATTCGTTTTTTTTATTAATTATACTTTTTTGAATGTGCCTATTCATCAGTCGTGCAGTATCTTCCCAGCCTTTTTTCCTAATATTATGTAACTCTCTAATTATATCTTTATCTACATCAATACCGACCTTATTCTTAATTAAACCATCGCCATCTCGAAAGCCATGACTGACAAGTTGCCCTTCTTCATTGTAAATCGGATAAACTGCCTCACAATAGCAAATTATTGCTAAGTCGTGTCTTTGGTCGTAATCGTCTAAATAGTTATTAATTAGGCCATCTGAGTTGTGTACCAGACCTGAATCATTACACGCGTGACAATTATAAGTAGGTGATCTGAAAGTAATATCTCGATCTATTGCAGATCGTTTGTAATTTTTCATAGTTAAAAGGGTTGATTACTTGCTTTGTTTGCAAGCATAGGATTTAATCTTGACTGAGATTTCGCTTCGCGCAACTCTAAAAATTGTTCGTATTGGCCGTTTTTAATCCATCTAAAACAATCAGGCCACATTGGTACAAATTTTCCATCTCGAATAAGTTTTACTCTAAGTCTGGAATCTGCTTCAAGTGCATCTTCTAGTTTATCTTGAGTAGTTTTTTCAAGCTGCTGCCATTCTTTGAATGCTGGTTTCTTAGATTGAGAAACACATTTATTATTTTGAGATTGATATTTTTTCCAGAAAGATTCAAATTTTTCTGTATATCCAACTTTTTTAGTTTTTTGTTTTAGTTTAGGTTGTTTTACTTCGGGTTTATTCTGTGTACCACCCCTAGTTGCTGAAATACACCGCGCTGGTGTATCTGGTGAACTAGTTGCTGAAATAGACTGCGCTTCAATACTGGGTTTATGTGGTGTTGGCACTCTACATTCATGCCACACTGTAACTCTGTATGCATTTGTTTTTTGGCCGTCGCCTTCTGCCCTATTTATTTTTTGTAACCAGCCAAGAGAGCATAATTGTTCAACAGTGTGAATAACCTTTGTTCGGCACATTCCCGCGTCTTTGGCAATCGTGCTATAACTAGGCCAGATATTCGGATAGTAACTTTGCAAAACCCATAATACTGCCAACTGATGTGGGCTGACTCTACCTTTTAAAGCTGTGGGCAAAGATACGAAAGGAGTATTTTCTGGAATAAAACTCATTTTTATGAAATATGTAATTACTGTTGAAGGTATTGAAGCTGCGCCACAAGGTAGCAAGAGACATATTGGTCGAGGAATAATGATTGAATCGTGTAAAAGGGTTGGTTCATGGAAAGATGCGGTACGAATAGAAGCAAATAAAGTAGTCGATAAATTAATCGAGGAACCAGTGCATATTGATTTAGTTTTCTGGTTTTATAGACCGAAATCTCATTTAAACGCAAATGGTGAGCCTAAGCAATCTGCCCCAAAATATCCAAACAGACGACAGGGCGATATTGATAAACTGTGTCGCAGCACTTTGGACGCTTTAACATTATCTGCGATTGCTGATGATTCGCAAGTAGTAAGTTTGCAAGCCCGAAAATATTATTGCAATAAAAAAGAGGCCATACGACCTCATTCTGAAATAACTATACAAATATTGAAGTGAACAACCTCAACCGACCAGTATATTAGTTGTTCTTTTTCATTATAGGAGTCGGGGGGTAAGTAAGCCACCTCGCGTAGACCTCCCTGTCTTTTGAAGTAATACCAGATGAATGAACAAATCTGGGTTACTACAATTTTTCTAGACTTTCAGGCCGTCAATAAAAGCCTTCAGGATCCCCGACTACAATTTATTTAGCTCTACTTCCAAAGAGTAGCAGACCCGCGCGATCAAACCAGCATCTAAAAATTCTTTTTCTCTTTCGTAACCTTTGACACTTGGGTTCTTTTTAAGAAAGTCCCTTAGAGCTGCGCCATCTTCCGCTCTGAGATACATGAAAATGTTCATATATAGATTTGGATAGCGAGAGAATGTAACTCCTTACAACCCCACCATACACCTAATTTAATAAATCATCGAACTCTGGCAAATTCTCTTGATAAATTTTGTCGTTTAGGTTCTGTATCTCTACAACTATAGAGGTAGTTGCAGCTAATGCTTTCTCTACCTCTTCAATAGTTCTTTTTGCGCATAAATAATTCTTCCACTTTTCAAGTTCTATGTAGCAAAAACGTTGTTTAGCTTCATAAGCCAATGCTTGTCTAGTTGCCATGAAATTTGTCGTTAGCTTCTTCAAATGCTTCTTCAATATCGCGTCCAGAGATCTTTACATCAACCTCTAAACCGAACTTTTTAGCACATAATGTAAGATTATGAAAAATTACAATGAAGCAAATAGGTACTTTATCAGTGAATCCCCATTCATAACCATCTTTCCTAGAACAATTCTTGACTAGCCTAATTTGTTTATCTAATGTTTTCATACGTGAAGGAAACATTTTCATAAACCTGTCGGCTTTTTCTTGATTAATAATTTGTGATTTAGACATTAGAATGGCTGCCCCCAGTTTTCATATTGTTTAAGAGTGATTAGACCAGCCTTGCAAAGACTGTCTGTGAAAATACCCCACTCTTGTTGTTTTGCAATCACATCACCTCTGCGATAATGTGTGAAAGTTTTATAAAGTACTCGAAAGTCTTTAATAGCTTGCGCTTTAGTCATTTTTTTAGTCATTGACCTTTGTGTTAATAAATCTTCCAGTAGTGTCATCATTCTCAAAAATGGCATGAACCATTCCATGATCGTTAATGCCTAGTCTGACTTCTTTAGAAGTACAAAATGGTTCTAAATAAACTGGTAAGTAGTCATCTGTTAGCCATTTAGAATCTTGCTTAAGTTTCAAAGCTAGAAGTTCAGCAGCGGTGTAGTCTTTGTCTTTTGAGATAAATTTGCAATTAAGTTTGTAGTCGAACATGATTTTTAGTGAATAATTTTTATAAGAGAAAGGGAGTGATTAAACTCCCCAGACGTCATATCTTTCTACTAGTTTTGGTCTAGTGTCACAACCTTCATCGAAAATTGCTCTCAACTTGTCCATGTTGTTCTGCCAAGTTCTAGTATCGTTTCTAAGTGTGTTTAGCTTTTC